CAGCAAAAGAGTATGTAGATAACCAATCATTTGGAAGCGATAAGTATTTATTGCCAGATGTCAAAGTACCTGTTACGTTTTTACGTAAAGATGGTAACTGAACATTATTATAAATACGCTCTTCAGCTTGTTGAACAAAAGTAGGTATATTAGCTACAAAAAGTTGTTCTGTAGTTTCCGCATAGTCTTGTATTGCCTGATACAGTTGAACGTAGTTCATTACTAACCTTGTTTACCGCTAATCTTACGACCTTTAGTAGCTGCACCATATCCACGCATTTCTTTAACACCGTATGGATTTACTTCGCCATAATTACCTTTGCTAACACCGCCAACAGACATATTCATTTTGCTTATTCCGTTACCAGGCATAGCTACCGCTTCTTGTTCTGTGCCATTTGGATTAGTCATAGGTTGTTTATAAACACCAATGTCATTACCACCGCCAGAAGGATATTTAAATCCAGTATAGGCACTAGCATCTTTATTCTCTTTAGCGTGACCTAAAGGATAAGCTTCTGCTGGTGTCACTGGAACTTTGCGTTCTTTAGTCATAATTATTTACCTTTTTTTTGATTCATTGCTCTTGCTAAATTGCGTCCAAGTTTCTTCATAGCTAATGAAGTTACTGAAGATGCGCCCTTAGAACCTTTACCAGATTGAATTGCAACAGTAGGTCCTGAATCACCTAGATTTTTGCCTTTAGTTTTACCTTGTTTGGTAATACCATCAGCTCCTGATTTAAATGCCATTTTGTTTCTCCTAATTAAGTTGTGACAATTGTTACATCGCCTATTATAACATTACTTATAAGGTGGTTAGGCGTTAATAAAGTATCAAATGAACTTGCTCCACCAACTGGATTCCAACCCCACTCAATCTGACGGCTACCATCTTGAGGATAACCATTATCTTGAATGTTGAAAGAATTGTTTTGCCCAGTTTGTAAACCAGTATTACCAGACACTTGATAAGATACATCTGGTCTTGGTTCACGTACTGCTTGTGGATCATTCACAGGATACATGCCAAGCAATAACTGTGGTTGATCTGGTTCCCAGCATTCTGGGCATACCTTAACGCTAATTTGCTTTGTTTTAAGTATAAGCTTTCTTAATTCTTTAAGCTTATAACGCTGACCACATCGGTCACATTCGGCAATTGAGTGTTTCCCACTGGAATACTTGGTAGCCATGATTACCTTATATAAGACATATTTCTAGGCACAAATCTAATCGGTGCCTTTTCTCTGTCCTCTTGAGACGCTAGATCCCATTGTTTTTCATAATCTGATTGTAAGAATGCTACTCTATTTGGATCTACTGCAGGTGATTTAACAGATAAATAATAAGCTAATCCAGCTACCATACATGGTAAGAATCTAAATGGAATATCATTCACTGTTACACCAGTGCCAGCATCTTGTACTCTACGCATTCTCCAGTAAACAAAAACATACTGATTACCAGGTGAATTAGGTGTTGGCCATACATTAACGCTTGGCAAGTTTTGTATTGTAATATAGTTTCTTGGTGTTGTAGTCGCTACATGAGCTGCTGCAGTTGTATTGTTTTGGCCACGAGCACAATTTAATAATTGGTTAGTAGCATTATCCACATTCGGATAGTAAATAGTTTCGTTATCAATTTGAATAAATCCAGCTGAAGCAATGTTGGACACATCGCTTAATGTAATTGTGGTATCTGTAGCGCTAATAGAAGCAGCTAGATATACAGTGCTTTCATTAGACATACCAGACTGCCTATTGATCCATACTTGGATAGGACGGCCTGTAGCTAGCTTGTTTGGAATCGTAGAATATGTATCTTCTGATATACGATTGATATTAATATCTTGTTGATTAGGGCCGCCATTACCAGTTCTTGTTACCATGCTTAATAAGTCAATAGTATCCACTGGAAGAGCATAAGTAGGTTGCCCTGTAGCCATAGTGATTTGACCTTCTTCAATAGTCCAAAGGTTAATACCACGGTTAGCCCACTCAATCGTTAATAGATTAAGGCTTCGTCTAGCGGTTCTAAAGTCATATCCAGTTCTTAATTCTAATCCACAACGTTCAAATGCCTCCTCAATGAGGTCATTCATGTTTAGATTAAATAAGCTGGTTCCTGTAGTTTCAGCCATTGTTTACCTATTTTTGCAAAATACGCAAATTTTTAAGTTTCTTGATGATTTTTTGCACAAATTTCTTAATCATATGTACCCCTATTTCTTAGCTGTTTTAGCAGCTTGTTTGAATTGTTTTGCTGTAGGTGCGCCTTTAGAACCAGGCTTACGCATCTTCTCACCAGAACCTTGAGCTATACGTGCCTTCTTAGCGTGAATATTGGCATAGAGGCCGACCTTGCCACCTTTGGCATATTGAGTAAAGTCCGTATCGTCTCTACGGGCTTTCTTTTTACCCTTAGGCATTTTAGATGGGGCTATATCGCCCATACCACGAGAGGCTCTCATTAGCAGATTTTTCCTTTAGTTTTTCCACGAATAGCACAACCATCAGCACGAGCTGAAGCTGTACCACCTTTTCTCATGCCTAAAACTTTACCTAAACCGATTCCAGCTTTAATACCTGCTTCTGCACCTTTTTTAGGATCTTTTATTGGATCCATATCTTTTTCAGAGCTACCAATACCTTTGGGTGGTTTAACTACCTCATCAGGTAAAGCTTTAGTTTCTGGGCTCATGTCGCCAGCTTTAATAACTTTAACAGGTTTTTTAGGTTCAGCCATGATTAAACCATTCTACCTTTTGTTTTGCCACGAATAGCACAACCGTCAGCACGTCTTGAAGCTGAAGATGCTTTGCCGCCAGATGACATACATTTAGTTTTGCCACCACGTTTGAAACCCATAGAGCGTCTTGCTTTTTCTTGCATATCAATATCAGCAATCTCTGCAGCAGCTTTATTAATCTTACCCATATCTGGTCCCATAACATCTGGATTATCACGATCTACTGAACCGTAATCACCTTCAACAGTAATTTCTTTTTTAGTAACTTTTTTAGGTGTATTAAATTTAGGGCCAATTTTATCGCTTGGAGAAATACCAAGTTTACCTGGAAAATCAGGATTAGCTGGTCTACCTTCTAATTCTCTATCAATGCCATCTGCAGACATTGGAGATTTCTTTTTAAAAGATTCGTTTAATGCGGTGCGTCTAGCTTTTGCTGCTTCACCGATCTCTTTAATTGTTTTACCTAATATTTTTAGTTCAGCCATGATTTACTCCTTAAATAATTTTGCCTTTAGTTTTGCCTTTAACAGCAATACCATTGGCTTTTGATAATTGAGATGTTTTACCGCCAGAAGCGTAGCATTTGCCACCACGGTTCATTTTATGTTCTTTCATTTCTTCTGCTTTAGTTTCTTTTTTCTCGTGTCTCATCATAGCTGCTTTAGATGCATATTTCTCACCTGTGCCTTTTTCTGTGATGCCACCTTTTTTCATACCATGCATAGATTTTTCATGGCCTTTTACTTCTTTTTTAGCAATCATCTTTGCATCTGATTTTGTTGCACAGCCTTTAGCCATACCGCCATTTTTCATGTAGCCCATTTTATTTCTAACCTCCGTTGGTAATTTTGATAGTCCAGGATTCTTACTTGATTCTACAGATTTAAGTTTCCCGCCTTTTTTCATAGTTGGTAAACTAGCTGGCATTGTTGGTGCAACAGCTTTCATAGGGTTAACAGCTAATGCTGGGCGTTTTTTAGCACGTCCTAACATCATAGCCATTCTTGGGTTTGTTGATTTCATATTAGTTCCTTAGTTACATTTCCAACGTTTTAAAGAAGCTGCTTTACGAGTAGGTCTGCCTTTTTCATCTTTCATTGGCCCAGGCATTCCAGACATTCTTGCACAGAAAGATCTTTTACGAGCACCATCTTGTGGTTGTGGAGCTTTTAAATTAGATCCTGTAGCAGCGTTATATTTAGCACGGCCTTTAGCAGTTAATCCAGCACCTTTAGATACGGGTAATTTTTCCCCACGTCCAACAGCTAATGATACACCACCTTTTTTAAACTTCTTACCTTTGTCAGCTTCTGCAAAGTCTTTACCTACTGATTGAGGTATTCCAACTTTTTTAGCAAACTTAGCATTATGAGCAACTGCTGTCATAAGCTTATGTTGAGATTTAGATTTACTTGGCATTACTTACCTAACCAGTGAGTTACCATCCAGCTTATAACGCCTGAAAGAACAGTAGCGATAGCAATAAATACTTTCCAACCGCCTTTAATTTCTTCTAAAGTCTTTTCAATACTATCAAGACGTTTTTTTAACTGATCCATATCTTCCATAATAGTATCTACATCAGATTGAATATGTTTAATTTCTACACCGTGTTCCGCTAATTCACGTTCGTTGCTCATATATTATCCGTAATATATTTGAGTAGCTTCTACGTTTGACATATAAGCATAAACGCCATTAAGTACACGGACGCCTTCGCCTGGAATAATAGGAGCATTGTTATATGTGTCGCCTGCAGAAACATTATAAGTTACTAACCATTTTGTAGAATAAACTGCTGCTGGAGTAGCTGTAATTGTTCCAGTATTGATATCAGTTAAAGTAAAAGTATCAGCGCCTGTTCTGGTAATTGTGTAATTACCATCTGTAGCTGCACCGCCTGTACCTGATTCAAAATGAATGCCAATAACATCTCCTGTGTTCAATCCATGAGCTGTTTTTGTAACAGTGACTGTATTGCCTGAACGACCATAAGTTACACTAGCTGAAACTGGCGTTGTTAATGTATCAAATAAAACTACAAATCCAGCCGTAGCTGTACCTACATATGATACACCTTTAATACGTGTTGCAAATTTTACTAAGTATCCGCTTTGGTCAATGTGAGCTTGTTTTACATCATATTGCATTGCCATAATTAATCTCCTTAAGTTATAAACAAGGGGGAGTTAACCCCCTTAGATTAATTATTGTGTGTTGTATGTTGCACGGTCATCAGATTGAGCGTATTCAATTGTAACAAAACCTGTACCAGCTGTAGGTTGACCTACTGATGTTATTGTAGCAATAATAGCTGAAGAAGCTTGTTGGCCATTAGATGCTGCAACATCAATTGGAGTTGATTGCATATTGGTTAATTGTGCTGCTGTAAATGTAGGTGTTGTACGACCTGCAGTTTTAGCATTAACACCAGAAGCATACTCAGTACCAGCTGCAGTTTTACCAACAGTTAAAGTAGCTGATGTAGCTGAGTCATACGCTGTAATAACATCAACAACAATATTAGTAATTTTAGATCCTGCTGGAACATATAATGTTACGCTTTGAACTAATGTTGCATCAAAAGTAAATGCTGTTTGTTGTGTTAATACTGTTGTACCAACGTTCTTGTATGGAGTGTATCTATTTGTGCCTGATTTGACTGGGCCTGAGAATGTAGTTCTTGACATGATTTTTCCTTCATAAAAAGTTAGGTTCATTAGTCTTTTATGCGTCTGCCAGGACAGTCTAATAAACCAGGATGTGCCTGGATATGGTTATTTTACAACACTTTTGCCTGTAAACGCTAGTATTTTTATATTGACTGACAAATAAAAAAGGCCCTCCGAAGAGAGCCTTTTCCATCATCAAATGCTTAATTAAGCACCTGGTGAACCGAACATACCTAACGGATCTGACCAACCGAATGAATAACGTTCACGTGATTTATAACGTACGTTACCTGTATCGAAGTCACCGTCCATTGAATTGCTTAATGGAGTACGAACAAAGTGTTTCATACCATTAGGAACGTCAGTTGTTAAGTACCAACCGTTAGCGTCTGTCAAGAAGTGGTTAATTGTATAACCTTCTGGGATAGAGCCATTGTTCTTAATAGCATTGATATCATTGTCAGCTGTACCAACACGTAACTCAGTTTCTAACAAGCGAGTTGCAACGAATTGCAATGCTGGTGGAACGATAAGTTTTTTAGGTTTAGCTGCAATTAATAGACCACGCTCATCAGTCCAAGCTGCGATTTGAATAACTGCATTTTCCAATGAAGTTTCGTTCAAGTCAGCTGCTGTTGATGGAGTGTTACTATTTGTACCGCCTGAAACAAGTGGATGGTCAGTAGCAAATAAAGCCTTGCCGTCACCACCAGCGTATGAAGAACTGAAGCCGTTATTAATAACTGCAGCAGCCTTAACTTGTTTTGTGTAAGCCATAGCTCTCGCTAAAGCCTTTGTGTAACGAGCTGATAAAGAATCATATAAGTTATCTTCAATAGCTTCTTCAGTTAAGCTGAAGCCAAGAGCGATAGTTTCATGATTGTATCGAGCTGTCCAAGCTTCTTGAGCATTGTCATAAGCGATAGAAGTACCTTCGTTTTTGACTGGTGCTGCTGAGAAACCTGATAGTTTTGTTTCTTCTTCGAATGAACGTTCTGAAGTCTCTGTTTCGTAGATTTCTTTATGTTCTTCGCCATATCTTGCGTACTCTAAACCGAATAGCGCATTAAGTCCTGGTAATAGCTCTTTAAGGAGCTGTGCACGTGAAATAGCCATGTTTTATTCTCCTAGTTAAGCTGTGTAAGCCACGCCTGTAAGGGCAGTTAGCTGTGGGTTGTTGACTTTTACAATTACTTCTGGGTAAAGCGTTACGCCACCTGATACATATGCTGTATCTGGAACGACTGCAACTACTCTCCATGGTAATGTTGTAGCAGCACCAGCACCGTCAGCAGGTTTAACAATAGATGATTGTGCATTACCTGTTGTTGTAGAACCTGTACCGTTTTGGATTTCTGCTACGTTAGCACCAACGATAGTTGCATTAGCACCTGTTACTACTGTTGGAGCGCCTGAATTTGTTACTGTCACCTTGAAAGAAGCTGAAGCATCAACCACTACGTAAGCAATAGCATTAGTAACGCTAGTACCTGGGTAGTATTGAGCTTGAACTGTCTGACCTGATGAATTGGTATATTGAAAGCCTGTTGCAACACCGATAATAGTACCAGTAGTTGTTGCGCCAGATAATTCAATGTTACCGCCCGCTACGATTTTAACTGAAGAACCGCTATAGATTGGTGTGTTGTAAGAACCACTAATCTTATACTGTAATGTTGCACCAGCATAAGGCATACCATCATAACGATTAATCGCTTCAAAACCGTAGGGAGAATTAATGGTTGGATAAGCCATGTTTAAAACTCCTTAAATTAATAAATTAACCTTTGCCAAAACTAGTGCTAGATTTTCTCTCATTAAATAGAGGCATTCTAGGGTCATTTTGACGCATAAGATTATTGTCTACAGCGTCTGTTTGAGATTGCGTTTGCTTCTCATAGTACTCTGTTCTTTGCTCGACTAATTCAATAGGTGTCTTACAAAGTAATAATCCGCCAATCTCGATGTTGTCTTTATAACGACTATCGGGATCAACTAACAGTTGAAATTTAGGTTGCTCTTCTGCTCTTACAGGTTCCCAGCCTTCTCTAAGTTTAGAACTGAGATTGCGTGGGTCTGCTGAGTTCAGCATTGAAACTCTAATCCATCTGTACGCAAAGCCAGCTTGTTTATCTGGTTCTGGTAACAATTCAGGAGCTTGCCACTGTTTAGGGCGCTCATCCTGTTGACGGGTATCTATTTCACGGGGAATTCTATTTTCAGCCATTTTGGGACTCCAATTTAGTTAATTCCATAGCATATTGCTCTGGAGAAAGTTTGAACTTTTTAGCCAAAGCTAATTGTGTTTGCGTTAGTCTAATCTTTTTTGGGGATGTAGATCTAGTCGCAGGGGCTACGACCGTTGAAGGTTTTTTAACAGAGTCTTTGGTCTCTGCGGTATTTTCGCCAGCGAACTTCTCTGGGAATCTTTTTCTCATCTCGGTATCAATAGCTGACCAGTATTGATCAGAGCCAGTTGTGACTCCATCACGTTCTAGTCTTCTATGGATGCCCATAGCGAGGAAACTCATATCGTCATCACTACCGTACCAGCTATTTTTATCTAGCCATGCTTGAGTTTTTGAGTCCAAGCGTTGCGGTTGTTGTGACTGTTCTGGTATTTTTACCTCATTTTCTTCGGTTTGTAAAGCACTTTCATCATATTGTGGTCTATAAGACTCAACTTGATGCATTTTGAACTTAGCTTCTGTAAGCTTTTCTTGAGCTTCTACAACACGATCAGAGTCACCAGAATCATATGCTTCTTTGTAAGAGATTCTAGCAAGTTCTAATTGTCGTTCTGCACCTTCTTTAGCGTTAGAAACATATACTTTTTCACCTTCTGTTAGACGGCCTTTAAGTTTTTTAGTTTCTTCAACTAATGATTGTGCAACACGGATAGCTTCTTGTTGCTCACGTAATGCTTGTTCTTTTGCTCTACGCTCATCATTGATGAGTTTTTTCATTTGTAAAAGACGTTGTTTAGCCTCAGAGTTATATTTCTCTAAGTCATCTTCATCTATCTCTTTTACAATTGATTCTGGTAGTGGTTGAGAGTTCTTTTGATCTTCTTCAGGACGATCATCCACTATTTCAATTTCAATCTTATCTTCTTCAGATGCTTCTACTTCTGGAGCGGGTGCTTCATTTTCGATTTCATCTGGAAATTTAAAATCATCATCAGCCATGTTAATTCTCCTTAAATACGACTAATGCCACGAGGATCTTCTACGATACCTTCGACACTATCATCATTAATTATTCGGAATTCCCTATTGTGAATTTTCAAGCGTGTGCCTGAATTAGGGCGGGCTAATATGAAGTCACCAACTTTACACCAAGGACCTGTTGGAAATCTTTTTTCATCCTTGTAGCAATCTGGACCCATTTTAACTACAAAGAATACTGTAGATAAAACTTCTTCATTTCTCATTGTCTCAGAGGATTTAATTAATCCACTGTCAAACTTGTCATCTGCTTCTGGAATCGCACATAAGATACGATATCCTGATACTTCTGGTAACTGCTTTGCTTTTTCCTCATCCGTTTGGGGAAGAGTTGTTGCTTGGTTTACATCATCGGGATTTGAGCCGATTAGTATTTCACTCATCTGAGTTCTCCATTTGTTTATTTAGGTCTTGAATGTATCTTCGTGTAGAAAGTAGACCTGATATCTTTCCGCATATATTTTGGTATTCAGAGTAGTCTTTGGCTACACCAGTACCTAAATGTTCTTCTAAATTTCTTACTTGTATATCTATTTCTCTTAATATAACTTCGTATTCATTCATTTAGTTTCCTTGTTTGAAGGTTGTTGTTTTTTCTTTTCTTGCATAGCCATTTGGGCTTTTGCTTTACCTACATCAGAGCCTAATCTAAAACCTTCTATCTTTTCTTTAGAGGCAATAGATGCTTTATCAGATTGTGCTTTGACAGTAGCTTGCATACCTGCAATTTCTTTTTGTGCTGATATTCTTGCACGTTCAACTTCTAACTGATCAGCTTTAGCCGCTGCTTCAATTTGCATTTTCTTCATCTTAATATCAACTTCTTGAGCTTTTAATTGAAGTTCTTTCATTTGCATTTGAACAATTGGATCTTGAGCTGCTTGTTGAGCATTGCGTGCTGCAACTTCAGTTTGATTTTGATTGAGTAAGTTTTGTGCTGCTGGAACTGCCATACGAGCAATCTGCATTTCTTGATCTGGTGATAATTTAGTTGATTCATCATTAGCATCAAGATCGTTGTATGGAATGTTAATACCCATTTGTTGTTCCATTTGACGTTTATACTCCATACCAATATGTTCTGTGATATGAGCTTGTAATGCTTGTGCAATTAATGGAGCTTGTGGGTTCTGACCAATTGTCTCTCTAATCTTTGGATCATTTAACATAGCTAAATGGATTGCAATATGAGCTTGATGGTCTTGATACATGAATGCTTTTAGAGGTTTGTTCTTTAAAGCGTTCATATTTTCTGTTACAGGGTCTAATGGCTTCTCATCTTCAGGTAAAGGCACTAACTTTTCAGCGTTTCTAATGCCTAATACCTCTAACATCTGACGATGTAGGTATGGTAAGTTGTAAAGTTGAGGTGCTGTTTGTGATAATTGTAAAACTGCTTGGTATTGCACCACTTTTTGACTCATTGTGGCCGCATTTGGGTCAGAAACAGGGATAATATTGACCATTTCGTAGTCTTTTCTACGAGCTTTACGGCTACCTATCACTGGTTCATATGAATAATCAGCTGGTGCGTAGCTTGCAATGATCTTTTTGAGTAATTTGAACTCATTTTTCATTGAAAAGTGCATACGAGCTTGAATAGCTGACATCACTTTGAGTGTTCTCTCTAAGATTGCAAGTGTTGTGCCTACTGGAGAGTTAGCACTCATGTCTGCAACCTTCAAATCACCTGCTGCAGCAAATCTTCTGCCTTCATCAATGATCTGATTGAGTAGTTGAATGAGTGTTTGTGATGGTTCTTTGTATGGTAATGGCATGATGTTGTCTTTCATCGTGCCAGAAGGTACATCTACATCTCTAAATTCACCTGGAGCTATCGGTGTATCATCACCTTTAACTCTTAAACCACGAGTTTTGAATCCACCTGGAAGGTTTGCTAGTGATCCAGCGTCTACTAATTGACGTAAGATGGATGTACCAGATTTAGCAAAACCTCCGATCAAGTGAATCAAACCAAAAGCATAGAATCCAAAACCTGGAATGTATGCGTAATGAACAAAGTGCTGACGTTTTTGGAAAGTTTCATCATCGGGTTCCCAGTTACGTCTAATGGCAAGAACTTGCATGCTGCCATATTCAATGGTTACGATGTAAGGAAGTTTTAAACCTGTCTTGTTACCTTTTTCATCTTCATGTTCAAAGCCTGGAAGATCTAAATCAACTTGCATTTCAATAAGTTTATATCTTGAATCAGTTGTTGCACGGAAGCCTAATTTCTCTGCAATCTTTTTCTCAACTTCATCTAATGTATTTTGTGGAGCACCAAGATCGGTATCTAAATAAAATCCATCAAGTTGTAGTCTTAGTAATTCATTTTCTGTTTTACGCATCACATGAGATACACGCTCTGCAGTTTCAAGATTAGATGCACCATAAGGTACAACTAAATCTTCTGAGGGTACATAGATAGATACTTGACGATCAAGACCTGGATCTACATAAACCTTTTTAAATCCGTTACCAGATAATGCGGTTCCCCATAACATACGTTCATGTTCTGAGCGATACTCAGTCATGCGTTCAGTTAATTCATAATTCATGTCATCGACAACACGTGTCATGGCATCTTTTTTATCTTGTGTTTCTTTGCCAATAATCTCTCCCTTAACAGGACCAGCTGCTGGGAAAGTATCCATGATTGTTTCTGATTGGAATTTAGTAACAGCTTCAGCTAGGATTGGATGATAAACACCACATGCACCATCCCATGGTTCTGAACGTTCTTCAATCTTAAGACCAAGTAATTCTAACCCATCGACATAAGTTTGAATCCAGTCTTTTCTTGCGGAAACGTCAGAATCAAATTCACCAATTAAATCACCCGCTAGCATAGCTAAATCACCAGCACTTAATTCTTCAGCTAAGTTTTTATTAAACTCTTCATTGTCTTCTGCTTTTTCAAGATCAATTTCTAATCCGCCCATGTTGATATGTACAGATTCTGGATCTTCAATTTCAATTTCTACTGGTGGAGCTTGCTCAATTGCTGCTAGACCTTGTGGTGCTTCATATAGTGCTTTGTCGATTGCCATAATTTTTCCTTAGTAATATGCTACTTTGCGTCTAAATTCTCTTGGTTCATCAGGTTCGTCTGTAGGAAGGTTGATGAATCCCCCTTTACGAAAACGGATAAGAGCTTGGGTTGAAGAGTCCACTAAGTCATCGTGGTCTGAATTTGGAAAAGCTGCCATCTCTTCTATGACTTCTTCGGCCCAACGCTTTCTTGGTGCCCACACCTTGCCAGATGCAAATAAATCTGATACTGAGTTCAATCTGCTTATTTTATCGTTTCCTCGTGTCGGTGTAAACTCTTGAACAGGTATTCCCATACGTCTTAATTCAAAGATTAATGGGGCTCCAGAGGCTTTTGCTTCTACAATAAAGGCATCAGGTTGCCACTCTTGATAGTATTCAAACGCTCTTGCCTTAAGTTCTGGAAATTCCATCCGCTCTTTAAGAGCATCAAGAAGAATAATATGAGGATCATTTTCGTTTTCATCCTTATAAAACACACCCCAAGTTGTACACGCTGAATAGTCGGAACGTTCATTCTTTGTAAAAGCCGTATCCCAAGATTGAATAACAAACTGACAGTATGGAGGGTTTTCTGGTTCCCATTCCATCCACCATTCACGCTTAATTAAAGCACCTTCTTCAGAGGTAGGATTTTGTTGGTACTGAGCTGACCATTTACTTAATGGCAACTCAATTCTTAATTTGCTTAATTCATCATAAGACCAGAACTCTGGCCATAAAGGTTTCTCACTAGGAAGTATAGCAGGTAATTCAATAATCTCCCACTCATCTCCATCACGATCAGTCATGGCTTGAAGGATCTTTCCTGTCAAGTCACGCTTAGACCAACGTGTCATAACAACTACAATACTACCTCCAGGTTGTAAACGCTGACGTGGACCTGAAGTATACCACTCGTACACCTTATCAAATACTGATGGATCTGATGATGCTAACGCTGCTTCCTGTTCCGAATGCGGGTCATCAATGATGAGTAGATCAGCTCCCTTACCTGTGACAGTACCACCCACACCAATAGCAAAGTACTCACCATT